GGTCTTCGCGTGCGGACACGGCGCCACGTTCCCTGGCCTGCCCTTTCGGGACAGGCTTATTTCCGGGGCCATCGGAGGTTTGCGGGATGTCGCCATTATCGGTCATGCCCCTCTGTTAACTCAGGCGTAAAAAAGCGTCCAGATTGCGCTTGCACCCGTTCGCGAATACGTCTATCTCCCCGCCACGCCCGGCGGGAACGCGCCGAAGCGTTGCCAGAAATCCGCGTCACAGCCGGAAGAATGGCAAACGGCGCTGCAGTAGCTCAGTGGTAGAGCACTCCCTTGGTAAGGGAGAGGTCGAGAGTTCAATCCTCTCTTGCAGCACCATTTTCCTCCTTCATAACAATCGGTTAGATGAACCGACGAACAGCGCTCGCGCTAAGTTGCGTGTTTTTTCGCGTTCACATGTGGCTGAAAATCATTTGCCGCGTACAAACTGCGTACAGGGTTGCGAGCGCCGTTCTTTCATCGTTCCCATTCGTGGCGCCTTGGCTTGCGACGGATATGCCGATTCTCAGAATGCTGATGCGTTGCCGCGTGCGCTGCCGATTCCCGCGCCTTGTGCGACAGGTACGGTGCGGCCATGACCGGGAGCAGGCCCAAGCGGCGGAACGCGCCCAAGACCGCGACACAAGAGAACCGCTCGGGCAATAGAGGCGTCGAGCTGATGCGCGAGCTGGTGGCGCAGCTGGTTCGCGAAGTAGGCCCAAGTGAAGACGTAATGCCCGCCCTTATCGCTGGCCACGTCGAGGGCGCCCGCCTGATCGCGGCCGTGACGGGGGACGAGGCCTGTGCGAACTACCTGGAAGCCATCGCGGCTGTACTGCGTGCTGGTCGCCAGCCTGATCACCATCTCGCTGATATGATCCCCATGGGGCGAGCATGACTGTGTTGCGCCTTCCTCCCCGCACCCCAAATGCTACGATACGCTTGCGGAGGAAATCGCAGGTTGCTAACGTTTTTACGTTGCCTTGCGGTTCGGCCCCGCACCCCGAATTTCCCCCTCTATGGGACGTCAGGGACGAGCGAACGGCAGAATGGGACGTCAGCACCTTTACGCGGGTGCGGGGTTTTCATCATAAAATCAGGCGCTTGGTCAATCTATGGGACGTCTGGGACGTCTGGGACGACGCGGCCAGAGACGCGCATGAATGGCAGGCATTCTGCGATCTGCTTTCACTGCATTCTACACGTTGCGTGGAAAGATCGTCCCACACGTCCCAGACGTCCCACGATCACCGCACCGCGTTGATATCGCTGTATTTCTTCTATTCTCCACCTGCCAATCTGTCGTCCCATGAAATTTCTCTGTCGTCCCTGACGTCCCATAAAGTTCGTAATTCGAGGAAACATCATCTTCCGGCCGGTGCTCCGGCTCCAGAATCGCCTCACTTGCAGCAGCTATGCCCTGCTGCTACGGTACTCGAGCAACATCGAGCGATGTCCCCGCACCCCCCAATCGATAGTCTCGGGGAGGATAGGGAGCATAAGCCCCCATTGCAGGGAGGATGTTGCAGGCCCGGGGTGCGGGTGGTTTCATCGATATTGCAATGGGTTAGCTCTCTTCCGGGGAGGATAGGGAGCTTAGGGAGCTTTTTCCTCGCGCGCGTATGCGCGAGGCGGCAACCCCACATAGACGATAAGCCATGCCCCTCAGGCTTTTGCTCTTATGCGTGTTACAAACTTCCTCCCTATCCTCCCTTAGCTCCCCACATGGGAGTTAAGTTAATAAGATCATTAAACAATCTAGATTTTTGGCGAGAGAAAGTTCCTCCCTGAAACTGGCCTGTTCCTCCCTAAGATCCCTATACTCAAAGAAAACCGAAGAATGGAGAGGGTGATTATATGCAAAAGAAAAACAATAGGTGGCCAGGCATGCCGATTCTCAAGAAGCGGGCGAAAGATGTTGAGGCGGCAGCACTCTGCGATGCGCTGCGCGAGGTGGAGTACAGTCTGATGAAGCTGGTGGAAGATCACCCGTTCATTCGGCTCGGAGCAGCTGGAGCGCTGATCGTTCAAGCGCGCGGGCTTCGGCGGTTCCGATACCAGGTCGATGAAGAGCGCGGCTTCAGGGTTGATATCCGACCACGTCCGCAGCGCCCGGCCACCGGACCATCTCCATACGTCCAAGAAATCGATCGGCACGGGGGGTGGTCTGAGACTTTCGAGGGGGACAAGGGACCGGCGCGGGGGGCTCAGCGTTAGAGAGGCACGAAATAGGCTTTTTCCTCAATGGGATAGCCCAACAAGACGATAAATTGAGGTTAAACGTGAGCAAATCCAGCAAGGCCATTCCAGATCTGCCACCCTTCGACAAGTGGCGAGCTGATGAGGTTCTCGAGGGCGACGGCAAGCTCTGGGGACTGCCACACATCGCCAAGGTGCTAGGCGTCTCGGTAGATACTGCCCGACGCTGGGCGCGCGACCCTGCCGTCCCGATCTACCAACCAGCCGGTACCAGTCAGCATTTTGCGCTGAAGAGTGAGCTTATGGCTTGGCTGAGAGGCAAGACGAGAGACTGAACCGACGACTTTCAAGGGTTTGCGAGGGTTTGCTAGGTTCTCATGGGGTACGGGGTGGGCGCATAAAATGTTCTATGAAGCTCCCTTGGCCCTTTCCCCGCGCGGCCTCTGTGCCGGAACAGAAATCCCTCGCAGCGCCCGACGCGGCGCTTGAGGCGATCTTCGGCGTTCAAGCCAACTGGACCGGCACCCCTTTCAGCCTGCAAGAGGCGTTGCGGGTGCCCGCCGTGGCAAACTCCATCCAGATCATAGCCGAGGCTGTGGCATCGCTTGACGTGCGGGTGATGCGCATCGAAGGCGAGACCGAGGTTCTGGTGCCTGACCACCCGCTTCTCGGCCTTCTGCGGGGCGAGGCGAACGACTGGACGAGCGGCTTTGAGTTCATCCGGCAGATCGTCAAGGACGCTTTGATCTCGGACGCTGGCGGGCTGGCTTGGGTGAACCGCGTGAACGGTACCCCACAAGAGCTGGTCCGCTACCGGTCATCGCTGACCTGTGACGTGGATATCGAGACCGGCGAGCGGCGTTACATGCTGGGCAATCGCAGGGTCGAGCCGCGTGATGTGGTGCACCTTGTGCCGCCCCTGGGGCGGGCGCCCTTGACGCTGGCCCGTGAGGCGATCGGCATCACCATCGCTCTGGACCGACACGCGGCGCGGCTCTTCTCGCGTGGTGCCCGGCCTTCCGGCGCCCTGACGTTTCCGAAGGGGCTGGGCGAAGAGGCCGTCAAGAAGATGCGGGCGGCGTGGCGCCAGATCCACGAGGGCGAAGACACCGGCGGCCGCACGGCGATTCTGTATGACGGGGCCGACTTCAAGCCCTTCACGCTGGCCTCGACGGATGCGCAATTTCTCGAAAACCGGCGCTTTCAGATCGAAGAGATCGCGCGGGCCTTCAACATCCCGTCGCCCATGATCGGAGATCTGAGCCGCGCCACCTGGTCGAACAGCGAACAGAAGGGGCGCGAGTTCCTGAGCTACACATTGGAGCCGTGGCTTCTAGGGCTGGAGGGCGCGCTGCGGCGTGCGCTGTTCTCGGATGAAGAGCGGGCCACCCATGTGATCCGCTTCGACCGTGACGACCTCACCCGCGCGGATCTCACCACCCGCGCCACCGCCATCAACAGCCTGATCGCCTCGCGGACCATCAACCCGAACGAGGCACGGAGCTGGCTCGCCCTGCCGCCGCGTGAAGGTGGCGACGAGTTCCTGAACCCGAACATCAGCGCGACCCCGCCGAAGCCCGAGGGCACTGCCCCCAAAGCTGGGGCGAGCGAAGAGGAAGATCCGAATGCAGCTGAGTGACATACTTTCCAATGCCGAAGATCAGGACCGGGGCAAGTGGTTTGCCCTGCGTGATCCGGTCACTGGCAAGGAAACCGGCATCCGCCTGCGCATCGCTGGCCCGGATAGCGCCACCCAAGCGCGGGCACGTCTGCGCATGGTGGACGAGCTGGCCGAGGCTGCCGACGACGAAGGCCGCATCTCTGCCGAGGCGCGCGAGAAATGCCGCCTCAACAGCCTCGCCCGCTGCGTGCTGGGCTGGGAGATCGAGGAAGACGGCCAGCCGGTGCCCTTCACCCATGCCAACGTCCTGCGCCTTCTGCGGGCCTCTGCGTGGGTGCATCAGCAGATCGACGGCATGGCGGGCAACCGCGCTGCATTCATGGGGGCCGAATGATGGACCGGATCGAAAGCAAGGCCGCATTCAGCGTCGATGAAGAGGGCCGGATCGAAGGCCTGGCCTCGGTCTTCGGCACAACCGATCGCGGCGGCGACATCGTCCACAAGGGCGCTTTCTCTGGCGCGAAGTTCCCTATCCCGATGCTGGCCGGGCACAATCAGGCCGAGACGGTCGGCGTCTGGGAGGAAGGCATCGAGACGCCCGAGGGCCTGCGCGTCAAGGGGCGGCTCACCCTCTCGGTGCAGCGCGCCCGTGAGATCCGCGACCTGATCCTCGCAAAGGCGCTGCAAGGGCTTTCGATTGGGTATGTGGCAACCCGCAAGAGTGCGCGGCGCGGTGGCGGCCGCGATCTTCATGCCGTCGATCTTCTCGAAATCAGCGTGGTGGCGGTGCCGATGCATCCCGGCGCGCGCATCACGTCAGCAAAGGAAATGACCATGACGGAAAAGACCGAAGACAAGGACGAAGGCGCCATCGCGGCGCTGGAAGCCAAGATGACCGACCTTGAAAAGAAGGCCGACAACACGGCGCTTGTGACCCGGCTCGACAAGCTGGAAGCCAAGATGAACCGCCCAGGCGGTGAGACGAAGGCCGAGCCTGCGGAAGACCGCAAGGCCTTTGGCACCTATCTGCGCTTTGGCCCCGCTGCCCCTGCCGAGGAAATCAAGGCCCTGACTGTGGCAAGCGATCCGCAGGGCGGCTATCTGGCCCCGGCTGAAATGTCTGCCGAGTTCATCCGCGATCTGGTCGAGCTGTCGCCCGTTCGCAGCGTGGCAAGCGTGCGCACCACGACCGCAGGTTCGGTGATCTATCCGACCCGCACCGGCATCACGAATGCCCGGTGGCGCGGTGAGACGCAGGCGGCGGAAGCCTCGGAACCGACCTTCGGGCAAGCCGAAGTGGAAGTGAACGAGCTGGCGACTTTCACCGACATCAGCAACACGCTTCTGGCCGATGCCTCGCAGGCCGAGGCCGAGGTGCGCCTGTCCCTGACCGAAGACTTTGCCCAGAAGGAAGGCCTCGCCTTTGTGTCTGGCTCTGGCGTCGGGCAGCCCGAGGGCGTGATGACCCATGCCGGCATCGCCCATACCGTGAGCGGACATGCCACGCAGGTGACTGCCGATGCGCTGATCCGGCTGATGTATGCGCAGCCCGCGACCTACCGCAACGCAGGCGTCTGGGCCATGAACGGCGCCACGCTGGCCGCGCTGCGCCTTCTGAAAGACGGCCAGAACAACTTCCTCTGGCAGCCGTCCTATCAGGCAGGCCAGCCGGAAACCATTCTGGGGCGCCCGGTGATCGAGCTTCCCGACATGGACGATGTGGCAGCGGGCACTGAACCGATCATCTTCGGCGACTTCTCGGGTTACCGGATCGTCGATCGGCTGGCCCTGTCGGTTCTGGTCAACCCGTATCTGCGGGCGACCGAGGGCATCACCCGCATTCACGCCACCCGCCGCACCGGCGCCCGCGTGATCCAGGCTGCCAAGTTCCGCAAACTTCGTATCGCAGCGGCGTAAGGGAGAAAACCAGATGCGCGACTTCTTCAGCAACATCGGCGCCGATCTGGCCCTTGCCCCTGCGGTTCAGACTGCAGACGCGCAAGGCCCGGCGATCCATGTCAAGGGCATCAAGGCGCTGGCCTTCGTGGTCAACACCGGCGCCATTGCCGGATCCGGCGTCTTCGGCGTGACCATCCAGGAGAGCGAAGACGGCTCGACCGGCTGGACGAATGCGGCTGCGGCTGTGATCGACACCGACGCCCCGGCGACCCTCGCGGCGGCTTCATCCTATCGCTTGGGCTATCGCGGCTTTGCGCCTTATGTGCGCCTGTCGCTGACCCGGACGAGCGGCACCAGCATCGCGGCTGGCGCGGTGGCTGTTTCGCTGCCGCTTGATCGCCCGGCCAGCTGATGCCGGTGCGGGCGCCTCACCTTTGCGCTTGCGGTCATCGGGTGCCTTCGGGTGCCCGGTGCCCCTGCGCGGTGAAGCGCGATGCGGACCGCAAGGCCCGCTTTGACAAGACCCGCCCGAACAGCAGCCAGCGCGGCTATTCCAGCGCTTGGGAGAAGGCCCGCAAGGCCTTCCTCGCCCGGCATCCCTACTGCGCCCGCTGTGGCGCGCTGGCGAATGTCGTGGACCATATGACCCCGCATCGCGGCGATCAGGCCATCTTCTGGGACAAGACCCGGTGGCAGCCGCTTTGCACCCCCTGCCATTCCGGCGCGAAGCAACGCGAAGAGCGCCGCATCATCCGTGAGGATCAATCATGACTATCTACGCAGCCAATGGCGCGAAGCTCTACATCGGCGGGCCTCTCGCGTCGAAATCGACCGACTTTGTTCTTGCCGACTATTCAGGGCAAACCGGCCTCTGGACCGAGATTGGCGAGACCGAGGGCCTTGGCTCTCTGGGCGACACCAGCGCGGAAATCACCTTCCAAGGCATCTCGGCCAACCGTGACCGGCGCCTCAAGGGCACCCGCAACGCTGGCACCATGGAGATCGTCTGCGCCCTCGACTATGCCGACGCGGGACAGGTGGACTTGCTCGCGGCTGAAAAGGCCCGTGGCGAATATGCCTTCAAGCTGGTGCTGGCCGATGCGCCTGTGCCGGTTTCGTCAACCGTCACGATCACGATCGCATCGCCGGGCGTCGTGTCATGGGCGGCTCACACCCTGACGAATGGCACGGCTGTGCGCTTCTCGACCACTGGCGCCCTGCCGACCGGCCTGACCGCTGGCACCACCTACTATGTGGTGAACGCAGCGGCTGGCACATTCCAGGTCGCAGCCACGGTGGGCGGATCCGCGATTGTCACCTCTGGCACGCAATCGGGCACGCATACCGCCGTGACCGTCCCCTCGGGTTCTCAGCGCTACTTCGTGGCCTCGGTGGCTTCCGTGGTTGAGGCGCTGGACGCAGCCAACAACGTGATGAAGCTGCAAGCCACTCTCTGGGTGAACAGCAACATCGTGAAAGTGGACGCGGCGGCCTGAGGCGATGCTTTACCCGACCGCAGGCAGCCGCATCTATATCGCAGACAGCCCCGCCGCGCCCGGCAGCGTGCCGGGTGGGGCGTGGGTGGAGATCGGCGAGGCCGAGGCGATTGGCTCTGTCGGCGGGCAATGGGATCTCCATGACGAAACGGACTGTGAGGACACGATTACCCGGCCCTTCAAGGGCATTCAGACGCCCGGCGTGGTGCAGCTGGTCTTCGGCCTCGATCCTGCCGATCCGGGGCAGGTGCTTCTGCGCGATGCCTTCCGTTCGATCGATGACTTCGCGTTTCGGATCGTCCTTCGGGGCGAGACCATTAGCCGCCAATGGCGCGCGCTGGTGGTGTCGCTGTCCGAGGTCTTCGACAGCGCGAACGCGATCATCAAGCTGCAGGCCGATCTGCAGATGACTTCCGAACTCTGGCGCAGCGAGGATTGAGATATGGCAATCGTCACCTTTGAGGACATGAAATATCAGCTCGCCCTGACGGATGACGCGCCGGGCGAAGATCAGGTGCTTCTGCAAGCCAAGATCGAGGCGGCTCAAAACCATGTCGAGCGGCTTCTGGGCTTCAAGATCGAGGAAGAGTTCGGGGGCGCTGGACAGGATCCCGTGCCGCCTGCGCTGTGCGAGGCGGTCATGCAGCTTGCCGCGTGGTGGTTTGAAAACCGGGAGGCGGGCGGCGATGCCTCGCGCCCCATGCCCTTCGGCGCGGCTGAGATAGTGGCCGAATACCGGGAGTATACCTTTTGAGCAATGACGGTGGCCTTGCCAGCTTTCAGAGGCGGCTGCGCGCCGTTCCCAAGGCTGCGCGTGATGCCGTCGCGCCTGCCCTGGTGCAGGCGGCGGAGGACGTCGCGGACATCATGCGCAAGCTCGCGCCCGATGACCCGAAGACCGGCGCGCCGGATCTCAAGACCAGCATCGTGGTGACGGGACCGGGGGAAACAACCCCGCCTTACTCGCAGCCGGGTGGCGCGACCGTGGTGCCCGAGAACGCAGCGGCGATCACCGCAGGCAATCCCAAGGTGCGATACGCGCACCTGCAGGAATACGGAACAACGCGCCATGATCCGCAGCCGTTTTTCTGGCCAGGCTTCCGCCTAGGTCGAAAGAAGGCGCTGGCGAAGATCAAGCGCAACATCGGCAAGGCCATCAAGGAGGCGAAATGACTGCCGATCTGGAGGTGCAGAAGGCCCTGCGCGCGCGACTGGTGGGCACGCCTGCCGTGGTCGCGCTGGTGCCTGCAACATCCATCCTCGACGTGAACCAGCGCCCTGCGCCGATGCCGTCGATCATCCTCGGGGATAGCCAGGCCATAGACGAGGGCACCAGCTTTCGCCGGGCGCATGTGCGCGTGACCCATACCCTGCACCTGTGGAAGCGCGAGAAGTCGCTGGAGGGCGTCAAGGCTATGGCCGCTGCCGTGCGCGGGGCGATCCATGGCGGGCGTCTTGCCCTTCCTGCGCCTCTCCACTGCGCCGATGTGCGTGTGACCTCTCAGCGCTTCCTGCGCGATCCCGATGGGGAGACCTCGCACGGCGTGGTCACTGTGGAGGTTCTGGTTTCGGGGGATGCGCCATGAAGTCGGGCAAGCTGCGCGAGGCCATCGCGATCCAGAGGGCCACCACCTCGATCAACGACGCGGGCACCCCTGCCGATACCTGGAGCATCATTGCCCGGCTCAGGGCCGAGAAGGTAGAGCAATCGACGGCAGAGGCGATCCGCGCCTTCGGGGCATCGGACGAAGAGCTTGTGATTTTCCGCGCCCGGTTCTTTGAGGGCGTGACGACTGCCGACCGCGTGCTGTGGAACGGCCAGACCTTCAACATCAAACAGATTGCGCCCCTCGGCCAACGCGCCGGGCTCGAGCTGCGCTGTGTGAGGGGCATCCCATGAGAGGAGTAAAGCCGCACATCAAGATCGAGCGTGACGCTTTGGAAGACATGCCGCCTGCGGATTGGCTCTCAGAGGACGCAAAAGCAGAGTGGCGCCGGATCGTGCCGATCCTGGCGCAAAGGCGCATTTTGACAGAGGCGGACCTCGGGAGCGTGGAAAATTACTGCATGGCCATGGGTACGGTTCGCGAAATGGAACGGGAGATCCAGCGTCTCGGATCTGTGCAGAAGGTCTACAAGCTCGACAAGGAGGGCAATTCCTGCCTGATCGGCATTCGGAAAAACCCGGCTGTGTCCATCCAGTCGGACGCGATGACCCGCGCGCGCCTGCTTGCGGCCGAACTGGGCTGCACACCGGTTTCTCGATCGCGCCCGACTGTGGAAGACAATGAGGGTGACGACGATCTCTTCGGGTGGGGCAACTGATGCTGCGCCCTGCGTGGATCGATGATGACAGCGACATTCCAGACCCTCTCGGGCGTGGCGCCCTGGCGGTCGAATGGCTGCGGGCACTGAAGCACCCGAAAAGCCGCCTGCCCGGGAGGGCTTTTCAGCTGGACCCATGGCAAGAGCGCGTGGTTAGGCGCATCTATGGGCCGCGCCATGAAGACGGCTCTCGCATTGTTCGGCGTGTGATCCTTCTCTTGCCACGCGGTAACCGGAAGACGTCACTCTGCGCCGGCATAAATCTCCTGCACCTGATGGGGCCGGAACGTGAGGCGGGTGGTCTGATCACCTCGGCCGCGTCCGCGCATGAACAGGCCATGGAGCTTTTCAACGAAGCGGCTCTGATCGTGAACAATGATCAGCGGCTCTCGAAACACCTGACCATCTCGGAATACAAGTCGCGTATCGCCTGCCAGCGGGCGGGCACGCGATACCTAGCCATCGCCTCGGACGGCAAGACGCAGCACGGCAAGACGCCCAATGTGGTCATTGCTGACGAGTTGCACGCCTGGGAAGGGCGGCCGGGCATGAAACAATGGGAGGCGCTGGATTCGGCACTGGTGAAGGTGCCGGGCACGCTGATGCTGGTCGCAAGCACCTCGGGACGTGGGCAGGAAAACCTCGCATGGAAGACTGTCGAATATGCGATCAAGGTGCAGAAGGGGGAGATCGAAGACCCGGCAACGCTGCCGGTGATCTTCATGGCGGAAGCGCAAGATGATTGGCAGGATGAACAGCTCTGGTTCGGTGTCAATCCGGGTCTGGCCCATGGCTATCCTGATATTGACGCGTATCGGGACAAGGCGAAAAAGGCCGAGCATTCGCCCTTCGATCGGGACAGCTTCCTCCAGTTCAACCTCAACCGCTGGCTGGATCAGTCGACCTCGCCATTTGTTGAGATGCATATCTATGACGAGGGGGCGCACGAGATCGATATCGAAGAGCTCGAGGCCGAACAGGTGCCGTGCTGGCTTGGGGTCGACCTATCCAAAAACGAAGATCTGACCGTGATCGTTGCGGCCTGGCGTGATGGATCGGGATATCAGCTTCAGGCGTGGTTCTTCTGCCCGGAGGATAACCTTCGTGCGCGCAGCGAGCGGCACGGGGTGGACTATGTGCAATGGGCTGCGGATGGCTACATCATCCCCACGCCTGGCAACACGGTGGATCTGCGCGCAGTCGAGGACCAGATCAGGGAGCTTTGCGCCCGGTTCAACGTGCAGGAAATCGCCTTCGACCCGACCTTCGGCCGATCGATGATGGCCGACCTGGTTGAGGATGGCTTGCCCGCCGTGGAGTTCCGGCAAGGCTGGGTTTCCATGGCGCCCGCGGTGAAAGAGCTGGAGCGGGTGATCCTGTCCAGACAGGTACGGCATGGCGGCAATCCGGTCCTGCGGTGGAATTTCTCGAATGTGCAGGTGGAGACCGACAAGGCCGGAAACCGCATGTTTCACAAGGGCAAGAGCGGGAACAAGATCGATGGCGCAGTAGCGGCGGCGATGGCTGTCGCGCGCGCTGCGGCTGGTGGCGAGAAGTTCGTGACCGCAGCCGAGTGGTTCTCAGACGACATGTATATGACCTGAAAGGGGCCGCGATGAATGCAGCAGTTGGAGCCGACGAGCGCCTTGTAGTGATGCTTGAGGCGCGCATTTCCGAGTTTGAAAAGCGCATGGCAAAGGCCGAGGGCCGGGGCACAAGGACTTACCAGAACCTGCGGCGGGCATCGAAGAGCGCCACGGCTCAGATGGAAGCCGACATGAACCGCGCCTCAGGTCGGATCAATGGCGCGCTGTCGGGCATCACCGGCCAGATCGGCACCTTCGGCAAGGCCTTCGTGGGTGGTCTGGCTGTCGGGGCCATCACCACCGCCCTGGGAGCCATCACGACCAATCTGCGCGCCACCCTTCGTGGCATTGCCGAGGTGGGCGACAGCGCCAAGCGGTCGGGCCTCGGGGTGGAGGCGTTTCAGGAATGGTCCTATGTGGCCGATCAGAACCGCGTGAGCATCGATGCTCTGGTGGACGGCTTCAAGGAATTGAGCCTGCGGGCGGATGAATGGATCGTGACCGGCGGCGGATCGGCGGCGGATGCCTTCAAGCGCCTGGGCTTCTCGGCCGCTGATCTGAAAGAGCGGCTGAAAGACCCTTCGGCCCTGATGCTGGAGATCGTCAGCCGCCTGCAGAACATGGATAAGGCGGCACAGATCCGTATCTCTGATGAGTTGTTCGGCGGCACCGGAGGCGAGCAATTCGTGCAGCTTCTGGAGAAAGGCGAGGCTGGCCTGCGCGCCACCATCGACCGCGCCCATGAAGTCGGACGGGTGATGGACGAGGAACTGATCGCCAAGGCGCAGGAACTGGATATCAAGTGGGCCGCTCTGACAGATCGGATCTCCACCTTCGCCAAAACGGCAGCCGTCGCGCTGGCCGATCTGCCCTTTGCCATCGTGGAAAGCCGTATCAACGAGATCTTTGACGAGGCCGAAGGGCGGCACATCCTTGGTGACGAGATCTATGACCAGCTCGAGACGGTGGGCGACCTGTCCGACGAGCAGGTTGACAAGCTGCAGGGACTGAAAGGCGAATGGCAAACCCTTGGCGAGGAAGCCCGGCGCACGGCCAATGCTATGGCGCAGGCCGCAGGCGAAGCCGATATGTATGGGCTGGACGCGCTTTGGGAGGTGCTTGCCAGCACCTCGCAGGAAATGCGGCAGCTGGCCGATGACTTCGACGCGGGGGCGATCGACGGCGAAACCTTCCGCACAAAACTAGACGAGCTGCAGCGCACGGCGCGAGGTGCCTTCGACACGCTGGACGATGCCGACAGGGTGAACTTTTCGGGGGCGATCTCCGAAGTGGAGCGCTTGGGCGGCGTGGTCGCTGCGGTGGCTGGGAAGGTCTCCGAACTTTATGGCTGGCTCAAGGCTGCCGCAGGCATGGGTGACAGCGTGGCGATTGAGGACGATCGCGGTGCGGCCATCAAGGAAGCCGCAGCAGGGTCTCTGGCCAACTCCAGCATGTTGGCGCCCAAGGCCTCGACACGCCCCAGGGCGCGCCCCTTTGAGCTTGGGGTGCCAGATCCCGACACCGGAAGTGGCGGGGGCGGGGGTGGCGGCGGAAGGTCGCAGGACGAGTTTGCCGAAGCAATTGCACAGATTGAGCGCGAGACCGCTGCCCTTCAGGCCGAGACAGCAGCCTATCTGGAAGTCGCTGCGGCTGGCACGCAATACGGCGACATGGCCGAGTATGCCCGCACCAAGGCGGAACTGCTGACGGCAGCGCAAGAACAAGGCCTTCAAATCACCCCGGAACTGACAGCTCAGATCGAGGCTCAGGCGCGCGCCTATGCGACGGCAGGGGCCGAGGCTGCAGCGGCCGCAGATCGGATGGAAGAGGTTGAGAAGGCCAGCGAGCGGGGCGCGGACGCAATCGGCGGCATCTTTGTCGCGGCTCTCGACGGGGCCGACGCGGCGAAGAAGGCGGTCGCGGATCTGATCGGCGAGATTGCCCGCATGATGATGATGCGCGGCGCGATTGAGTTGATCGAGGGTATGGGCGGTGGTGGCGTGCTTTCGACCGTGGGCGGGTGGCTCTCTGGCGCCCGTGCCTCCGGTGGTGGCGTCCAGCGGGGCGGCGCCTATCTGGTGAACGAGGGCACGCCTCGCAGCGAGGTCTTCGTGCCATCGCAGAACGGGGCCATCCTGAACGTGCAACAGGCTCAGGCGGCGCTGCGCGGCCAGTCTGGCGGGCAACAGAGTGTGAAGGTCGATGTTACGGTGCATCCCTCGCCTGAGTTTCATACCACTGTGCGCAAAGAGGCAAGGGGCGCAGCTGCGGACGCGGTGAGGCAGGGTATCGGGCAGTATGACAGACAGTTGCCTGATCGCATCGCGCAGTACACTCGAGACCCGAAGGCTCGCAAATGAGCGGGCTTGGCAGGCTAAAGGCGCAGCTCTGCGCGGCGGTGGAGGCATCCATCGCAGGAGAGAAGCCACGCCCGCCCGAGGCTGGCATTCCGCTGTGGAACGCCTTCCACCGGCTATCTGCGCAGCGGACCTTTCACGCGGTCGGGCCTAACCCGATCCAGCCCGCCGATATCGTGGCCTTCTGTGGTCTGCACCGGCTGCCCCTGCCGCCGCATCATGTGGCGATCATTCTTGCCATGGATGCCGCCTGGCTGGAGGCGGCGCACCGCAGGACAAGGGCCGCACCGGATGGAATGAAGACCTTGCCGCCCGTGTCGAAGCGCCCGATCAACGCGGCATTGCTCGACGTGGTTTTGGGTTGAGCGAAAAGGGCTGGATGCGCCCGGTCATTGCTGGTCACCACTGCATCCCCGTAAGTCAGTGAGTGGGAAAACCCTGACAGCGCGCGGTCTGTCCTTCAGACTCCAGACGCGGCGCGCATTTTTCTTTAGGAAGGATCTACGGCTAGAAGCCGACATCCGGGATGTGGTGACAGTGAGAGGCTTCGATATCGAGGCGCCCAAGTTCCCCGAGCATGGCCAGTCTGGGCGATTGGTTCCCGTAGCTTCGCTTTCGGTTCATCAGTTCGGATATCTTTTCGACACGTCCAGTCAGGTGCGTGCCATAGACGGCCTGCCTCAATGCGGATAGCGCGCGCGCATCTTCGGCCTTTGAGAAGGCTCGAATCGCCTCCTTTATTGCTTCTCCCTTCGTGCGCGGCCGGTCGGATAGATCCGCGCCACCATCCCGGCGCAGCGTAGGATCAGCCTCTACAGCCTCGAGCCCACGTTGAAGAGCGGTTGTGATCTCTGACACCAGCCTATCGCGGTAGGCTTGGCCGAGCGTGAAGTGGCTCTCCCCTGTGAACAGGTTGGGTAAGTCGAAGTGGCGCCGTACAGCCTTGGGCAACATCTTCTCCACCGCGATACATAGTAATAGAAGTTGGTGCACCTGCTCAGCATCCGAACCGATGCGCCATCGCGACCCGCCCTCGAGCTTTCGGAGGTTGCTGTCTGTCGCGGGGTCTCCGGTATTCCAAGTGTACAACGTCATGGCTGTTCTTTCGCTTCAGACGCCTTTCGAGCTGCAACAATTTCCTCGGCCACAGTTTCGGCGAACTCGTCAACCGACGCATTTCGGCCTCCGACGGCGAATTTAATCCCCCTTCCCTCCAACTCCCTAAGACGCTCGAGCGTCTGGAGCAGCGTCTCGATGAGTTGTTCTCGCGCCGGATATTTGGCTTCAAGGGTGGCAACAATTTCAGAGTTCATGCTGCGGCCGTTCGCATCGGCCGCAGCTTTGATTCGTTCGCGCATGCCATCTGGCATGCGAAGCATGAACTTGTCCTGCTGATCACTGGGAAACGGTGCTTTTGTCATGATATCGATTTGACATCATTTTGACATTGACACAATGGTGTCGACTCGATACCACAAAGCTATCAACTCGACACCATGCAGAGGCATCAATGAGCGAACGAAAAGCTATGCAGGTGAGACTTCCCTCAGAGCTGAAGGCATGGCTCGAGGACGAAGCGCAGAAGAATGGCGCAAGCCAGAACTCCGAAGTGATCCGCGCCCTTCGCGCGGCTATGGCGCGCAGCGTCGAGACCAATCAAGCAGCATAAAAAGGGAAATCCTATGAAGGACTTTGCCAACCCCACTTCGGGGAGCGATACCGGTTTGCTCGCTGTGCGAGCCTCAGTTCGGCGCCTCTGCAAGATCGGGGGTGCAATGTGATCCCAAGCAAGATGGACTATCTGCTCGATGCGATGGACGAGCTCTATCAGGGCACGCAGCTGGTGGAGCTGATCGGAATGACCACAAGGCACAGCCCGACTGCAGAACAAAAGGCGCTTTCGGTCGGTGTCCGCGCTGCGCTCGATCGGCTGGAAGCCGCGCATTCCATGCTGAAGGAGCTGCAGGATCGGGGGGTTACCCCATGATGAACTTTCCGAGAAAAGAGCTTCCGACGCTCGTGGGAGCCAACGGTGCGACCGTCGAGATTGATGATCTGGTAATCTATTGCCAGCGGTTGCAAGCCTTGGTCGACGCCGCCTTCAGTGCGCTGGACGGTGAAGATCTGACCCCTCAAGGCAAAAACGCACTGCGCCTTCTGGGCCTGACTTGCGACCTGATGGAACCGATGATCGACCACCTGGACGCGCTGCCAAGGTGGTCTGACGCACGGCAGCGCGACAAGGCGGCATAGCGATGACCGGCCTCATGCAAACCGGATCTTCCATCCTCGACATGGGCCGAAGCCCAGATGAGTGGGTGCAGATCCTCGGGGCGCGCGGGCTAGTGATGCCCGCGCGGGAGATCAAGAGCCGTGCGAACCGGCTTGGAGCGCGCACCAAGGTCGGGCGGGGAATGCTAATCTCGCCCGATCAGATGGACATGATCTTGAAAGAGGGCCAGCAATGCCGCTCGAACCATATCTCAGGGGCCGCACCTGGTGGGCCAAGGGCTACATCGAGTACGAAGGCAGACGTATCAGCGGATACCTTCGATGCAGCACGGGCGCATCTTCAGAGGCAGGCGCTTGGGAATGGTGCCGGATCGAAGAGGAGCGGGCGCGGCGGCGCTTGATTGTCGGCGATGAGGCGAAGGTACTCACCTTCGGTGATGCCGTGCTCTTCTACCCGGCGACCCAGCGGGAGGCAAAGTTTCTTCTTGTGGTGCTCGATGATCTGGGCGCCCTGCCCGTCGCATCGATTACCCCCAAGATGGTGAAGAACCTCGGTCCAAAGCTGATGCCCACCGCTGCGGCTGATACCTGGTGGCGGCAGATCGTGACGCCGGTTCGGGCTGTGATCAACAATGCCCATGAGGAGGGGCGCGGCACCCCTCCCATCAAGATCAGGCCATTCACCGAAAAGGAGAGGATCGCCCAGGATACGCGACGTGGAAAGCAATCACGGCAACCGCGCAAGCCGTTCAGTCGAGAGTGGGTGGACAGCTTCTGCGCGCACGCGGACCCATACAACGCTGCCATGGTGCGGTTCATGTTTGAGACGGCCGCGCGCGTAGATCAAGCTGTGTCGCTGACGCCGCCGGATCTGGACCTTCCCAATCTGCGCGTTCGCCTGAAGGCGCAGAAAGGGCACGCTGAGCAATGGATCGCCATCTCGGCCGAGATGGCTGCCGAGCTGAAGGCACTGCCACCGAAAAAGCCCCGCAACCGACAAACTGGCGCTGTGATGGCCCCGCGTGTCTTTGGCTATGCCACCCGAGCGGGATATCGCAAGCGGTGGGCAACGATATGCGAGAAGGCCGGCATTGAAGCCCTGACGGCCCATTCTGCCCGACATGGGTTTTACACCGAGCTGCGGGTTCGGCAGGGCATCGACCCAATAACGGCCGCGAAGGCCGGGCGCTGGAAGAATGCCTCCTTACCGGATTCGATCTATGCCCACGCCGAAACCGACGAAGGCAGCATCAGGGAAATGTTCCGTACAAAGCCCGTACAGGGTGATCGGCGGGCACATCTTAAGGCGGTGAAGTGAATGAATTTTGCGCGATTTGGCGTCAACCTTGGTAAGGGAGAGGTCGAGAGTTCAATCCTCTCCTGCAGCACCATTACAACCCATTGAAAATGCAGAAGCCTCTGGTTTCGTTGATCTTTGCGTCGCCTCACTGGTATACAGGGCAGGCAAACATGGGCTTGAGAATGGCGTCACCTTGGAAGCACCCCCGATAGCGGGATCTACGACCTCAACCAGCGTGTGCCAACCGATCT